TAAATAAGGGAGATACCATAGAGTTTTTTGACCCCTACGGCGAAGCACCGGAGAAGGCATTAGAAACCGTGGATGAAGGCACTAAAGAGGCACTAGGGGAAGACGAACCTCTACTAACCCGGCTTCTAAGGGCTAGTGGTAAAAAGGTATATTACAATACGTATCCATTTCAGAAGGATAGAGAAGATGTTAATACGTGTGGTCGTCATAGCGTGGTGCGGTGCCTATACGCCCCTTATTCGTTAGAGAAGTATAAGAAAGTAATGGACAGTAGTGGTATGTCTCCGGATAACTTCGTAAGCGCTCTAACGGGTGAAAAGTTAGGCAAATAAATCTATTATTAGTGTATAGAGATGGCTGGACGTTTCACATACCAGAGTAGCGTGGAACGTATAGGCGATGCGTCAGACCCCGACATCGTGTATTACAACGCGTCTATCGTAAATAACAATACGGACGATGTTGGCGGTGGTAGCCAAGGATACGACCCGCCTATTCGGTTCAACGAGACCCGTGATACTGCTATCATCAAGGACGCATCTAAATACCAGTTTAGTATCATTCGGTTCGTTATGGACGGTGCTAATAAGGATTTACCCCTTTTTATTCCGGCTATCCAGTCCGGCACTGGGCAGACCGACGTTAATCTGACGGAGTATGGCTTCGGTATGACGTGGGAGGGTAGCGTCGGTGGCACAACATATAATATCACGGTTCCTATCCAGTATGTTTCCTATGTCCCGGAGACACAAAGCCCTATATTAGCCCCGGTGCCTCGCCCCGTATCAAATCAGAACTATGTGGGTATATGGAACGCCGTGACAACATATTACGATGGTAACATAGTGTATTACAACCCCGACCAGTTATATTACCAGTTCAACGCCACAGACACTATCAATAGCAGTTTGAACCAGCCCCCTCCTAACTTCCGTAACTTGTGGCAGACGGTAAGCCCAGAGTTAGGACGCCCTCAAGACTTGTCTTCCAGATATTACTGGATATATACGTATTCTCACTGGGTAGATTTGATTAACACTACTTTGGTGGCAACAAATACGGCCTTGTATAACGCCTTATTCGCGCAACTCCCCGTCCCCCAACGTGTAGCCCCCTTTGACACATACACTAACTTTGCCACCCAGTTTCCCGCCCCTATTATGGCATATGATATCGCCTCCGGCTTGTTCAGCATTTATTACCCGGACGGCTATCTAAATCCTATAACCCCTTCCGTCGGCACCGCTACGGCCGTTTTCCAGACGCTATACTTCAATGTAAATATGGAAGGTCTCTTTGCTAACTTTGATAACATATATCTTAACCAGCCTTCCCACCCGGCTAACGCTAACGGTTTTAGATACACTTGGATTAACCCTACTACCCCATTGGCTACTCTGTATCCCGATGGCTACGCTAACCTCCAGAGAGTAGCGATAGTGGGGCTGAACGATAACGTGCGCCCGGCCGTAACCCCTAACCCACCGCAAGGCTACGCTAGGACGTGGATTAAGATGACACAGAACTATACATCCACATCTACTCTTTGGTCTCCTATTGATAGTATTGTATTTACTAGCACCTTACTCCCGCTACAGAACGAGCAGACGGCACCCCCTAATAGTCTGGGAAGTCGTAATACCGGTAACTCTTCGGCTACCAGTCAGTCAGCCTTTGCCCCCATCATTACGGACGTGGCATTAGATTTATCTAGTGACCCCTCCGGCTACCGGAAGATGATATACTACGCCCCCACTGCCGAATACCGTATGGCGGATTTCCAGAACTCCCGGTCGGATATACGGAATGTGGATATTCAAGTCTTCTGGAAGAACCGGCTGGATAACAGTCTATACCCGGTTAGTATGTTTAACTTATCCTCTGTATCGTTCAAGTTAATGTTCCGTAAGAAGGCTATTCACTCCAAAAACGAACGCACGGCTATGGGCGATTATTAACGCACTCCGGCTTGTATTTAAACAATCCTATTTCTTAGGATTTTTTAAATATTGTAGTAGAATATAAGATGAGCGCTGACATCCAGAAGGAGGCTGTTTTTGATGACCGCATCGTTCAGTCCCGCCCCCGTTACGCGGTGGAGAAAGGCGCTCTATCCCTTACTAACGCGCCTTTCAACGCTATCGCATCTACGGCGTCGCAGATGACTTTTAACGTGTATGTGCCGTCAGAGAACGTTTTCGTAGATAGGGCGCTTCGGTGGGGTGGTGAGGCGCGTATGGCATTCAACTGGACGAATATCCAAGGCACCGCCAACTCTTGCGTATGGTCTGCTCTGGCCTCCCAGCCCGGCACCGGCGCGTCGGCGGGTGCGTGGCCTATTGATGCCCAAGTTATTGTGGCGCCCGGCCGTGACTTTTCTCTTCAGCCCTTCCCGCTTAACTACTTGTGCCAGACGATGACGGCGACGATTAACGACACTACGTCCGTTATCAACTCTCAAGATGTGCTACTGGAGGTTATGCGTCTGACGGACTACAAGAAGAATAAGAAACTCCGCACGTGTCCTACGGCGATGGACAAATACCAAGCGAACTATATGTCTGTGGGCGCCCTAAGCGCTAACAACTCCACGTTGGCGGGTTTCGGCGAGGCGATGAACATTGACGAGGTGCCTAACGGTGCCTACCCCGGTTTCTTCTTCTGTAAGCCAGATGGTAGCCGTGTGGCGCAAGTGGGTGCCGATTACTACCCGGTAACCGGCGGGGGCGCTAACGGTCTCCCTATCAACCAGTGGTTCTACAACGGTATGCCCGTATCTTCATCCACTAACGTTAATACAACCCCCGGCACAACAGTGCCAGTCCCCCAGACTAACGCGCAGTTGTTCTTCTCTTTCTACTCCGTGGAACTGCTAACACTGTCCCCTTTTGTGTTTGCCAATGACCAAGAGTGCGATACGGGTCTGTTCGGTATTAACAACATACAGTTGATTATGAACTTCAAGAGCGGTAACTCTCTTGCCCGTATCATCAAGGCGGAGTATTGCTCTCAGCCTAACGGCACGGCCTACGCTTCCGGCGATATGGCTAACTCCGCCCAGTTGGTGGCATCTTCCATAGGCTTCAACTCCCTTGCTAGTTCGCAGTGGGTATCACCGGTGCTGAACGTTCAGTTCCTAACGCCTTCTCTGGATGTGCCTCTGCCCCCTAAGTCCGTAGTGCCTTATATGGAGTTCCCTCGTTACATCACACAAGCGCAGAACGGCTCTCTGGAAGCCTTTGGCTCTAGCCGTGCGCTGGGTCAGTTACAGTCTCAGACTATTACGCTCCCCCAGATACCCGACCTCCTTATCGTGTATGTTAAGGCTCAGCAAGTGCCGGGACAGCCCGACCCCCAAGACCCCTCTTATGGCGACGGCTATATCCCCGTGGCTAATATGATGAACTCTGGCGGGTCAGTGAAGAACCCTCTGTCTATCAACTTTGATAACTTTAGCGGTCTGCTATCCTCCCACACCACGGAGGAACTCTACACGATGTCAGTAATGAACGGTCTGGATATGGACTGGCCTACGTGGAGCGGTCTCCCCCGTGGTAATAGCGGTGGGCAAGTAGGTGCGCCGACTGGTGGTGGCTCTACTGCTGGTGGTGCGCCCAGTGTGCCACAGTATCCTCCCCTCAAGCAAGGCCAGTCTCGCCCCTCTGTGGGTGGGTTCCTTGTGCTGAAACCTAGTAGGGACATTACCCTCCAGTCCGGCCAAGCGCCGTCACTGGTAGGTAACTTTACTCTCCAGTTCAACTTACAAGTGGTCAATACCTACCCCTTCTCCGTTCAGCCCGTTCTGTATGTCATCACGGCCAACAGTGGGTTCTTTGAGAGTATCCGTGGCTCCTCTCGTATCATCAAGGGCGTATTGTCAGAACAAGATATCATTTCCGCCCCCGTGGCTTCCGCCCAGACGACCGAGGGTCTTCGTCGCCTAGTAGGCGGTCGCTTTTCAATGGGTTCCCTTGCTAACATTTATAACAAGGCGAAGGACATTTATGAGAAAACCAAACCGGCGGTTTCGGCGGTCAAGAACCTCCTCCCTAATGAGGGTATGATGGGTAAGGTCAAGGGCGCGATGGGAGCAGTAGGCTATGGCACGGGTGCGGGGACGGGCGCCGGTAAGAAGGGCAGTCTCTCCGCTCGTCTGATGTAAATGTAGTATGAATAGCGGGTCGGCGCGGGTCGGGCAAACCGCAACCCCCTTTTAAGAGAAAACCGTAGCGCATATAAGCACTGTGGTTTTTTCTGTATGTCCATTATAGAATGTCCGGCGTAACAAGTCTATCCGGTGGTGGTGGCACACCATTAACTGGAGCAGTAGGTGTAGCCTCAAACAATGGAGCCATTACGGTGGGTCAGAACACGACGGGTGGTAATAACGCCGTCACGCTACAATACAACCCTAACGGATTGACTGGATTTACAGTAGCCGGGCAACCCGCGACGGGAAACGTTACCCTTACGACCGGCGACGGTCTAAGTTATACTAACGACGGGTTCGGAACAGTTACCCTTAATACGTTCTCCCCCGCCTCCGGCACTGCTACGTCGGCCACTATGACGGCACCATTTTTAGGCACGGCTCTGGCTTGGAATACGGCTAACGCATATGTTCCCGGTAACGTGGTTATTAGTGGCTCAACTACATATGTGTGTCTCGTAGCGCAACCCGCCTCCTCCCCAGCACCGATAAACGGTTCTAACTGGCAGAGTATCGGTGGTGGTGGTAGTGGTGGTAGTTCAATAACCCAAGGAGGCACCACTGCTTCGTGTAGCGCTAATGGTAACTTTGACGTGACTACTACGGCTACGGGTGGGCAACAGAACAATATAACCCTCACCGCCACCCTACCTCCGGGTGGCTCCGGTAGCACTGCTAATATATCTCTTCAAGCCGGTAGCAGTGCTTCCATAGTGGCAACCCAATCGGCAGTATTAGAAGGCAAGAACACCATAATCAACTCTACGAACGGCACAATAGCCCTAACGGCGAGTGGAACTGGTAACGGTAGCGTGATTGTAGGCAATGCTACTGCTTCGGGGGTAGCAGTTACCAATGGTCTTTTACAGTTTAACGGTGACGCAGTATTAACAAACGGAGGGGCGTGGGATGCTACAGTGGCCTATCAAGTCGGCAACGTGGTAACTTACACGGGTGCTACATATGTATGCTTGGTGGCG